CACCCCGTTATTTGACTGCCAACAGACCAATTGCCCGCAGTTGGGTCGCCATGTTCTTCAAACAGCCATAAATGTTCACCATAACAAGCTGCGGGAGTTGTTACACTCGGCGGGTCATACGAAAGATGAGTTTGATTATTATCCACCACTGGGTCGCCCGCTTGGGAATTAGTTCCATACAAAACGTAGTTAATACCGTTTGAGCCACAATTAGATGTGCCACCAAAGTCTTGATGTATTAACGCGATACCATGAGTCTGTGTCCCACAGCCATCTGGTGGTTGAGTAGATGGATACTTCGTTCCAGTCGGAGCATAACCTATCATTAAACACCTAGCACAATGAGGGCAACTAGATGATGTAGATACCGAGGAAGAACTAATCGAGTCAGAGACAGATGACGCTGAAACAGAGGACGATGAGGCTGACGAGGCAGAGGACGCTGACGAGGACGAAACAGAGGACGATGACGATGACGAAACAGACGAAACAGACTGAGACGATGACGAAACAGATGAAGCAGATGAAACAGACTGAGACGATGACGAAACAGACGAAACAGACGAAACAGACTGAGAGGATGATGCAGACGAAGCAGAGGACGATGACGCTGACGAAACAGAGGACGATGACGCTGACGAAACAGAGGACGATGACGCTGACGAAACAGAGGACGATGACGCTGACGAAACAGAGGAAGAAGAAACTGATTCAGACGACGATGATGCAGATGACGCAGATGACGAACTAGAAGCTGACGACTCGGACGAGGACGAGCTAGAGGCCGACGAACTAGAAACCGACGAGGAGCTAGTCGAAGAACTAGACGACGAGCTAGAAGAAGGTTTTTCACAGCATATACACGGTCTACCCATTTTACCCTACATTATTTTAAAAGGATTGATTTCTGCAAGTGCTAGGGCGAGCATCAATAGGTATTGGTTTAGTTCGTTGGGGGTAAGTTCATAACCCTTTTCCGCTATCCTGTTCCTAAGACGCAATCGCTCTGGCTTTTTTGAGATTGCAAGAGTATGCAAATATTTTATAGTATTTTCATCAGACTCATAACAAACTTGAAGTAAATTACAGTAACAACGCCAAGCTACTTCAATGTCTAAATAATCGTTGTAGCACGTTTTCAGTATAACTAATAAATCTTTCTTGTTCATTTTTAATCTCGAATGTTAAAGGATTACATAAAAGTATACACAATTATGATCCTAGATCACTCTCTTTTACAAAAATTCCATCTACCATCCTACCCTTGCGGTCTTTAATATCTTGCCACGCTTTTTCCATGCAAGTGGTTAGGCTTAGGTCGTTACGCTCTGCAATGTTAATTAAAACAACTATCATATCTCCAATATCATCAGCTATGTCTCGCCCTTTACAGATATTGTCAGATAGCTCACCAGCCTCTTGGATGAGTTTTAAATACTGATCTTTGTCTGTTGACCCGTCAATCAAGTTTCGGTCGTGATGCCAAGCCTTGATGTTATTTTCTAAATGCTCTAAGTAGTTCATTTATCCTCCAGTTTTAGTTTTTGTATTTTAATATGATTTTCTGATGCCCATTGTTGGTATTCTTCTTCATCCATGTAGAGATAAAAAGCTGTTCCATCTGCTGTGATGCTGTGCAAAATATAATCTTTTTGTTTTGGGCTTGAAGCTCTCGATGAGTTGATTGCACCGACAGTCATAACTACAGCCACGGAGAACGATATTGCAGCGAACCACACAATTATTTCGTCAACAATTTTTTTATTCATGGTCAACCCAATCCTCGGTTCTTGTGTCATACACCCAACATTCAATGTCGCAATACTCAACTCGGTCACGGTACTTTTCCCAGCCATCTTTCTTTGCAAGAAGAATCACTAACGGTGGGCGTTCCGTTTTAAGGCCGTAATAAATCGACTGACCGATTCCTTCAGCCCATTTATTTGCCCAATCAATCTCACAGGCTTTGTCCTCGAAAAGCAAATCGACTCGCGTACCATCATCTAATCGGTATTCTTTTTCTCCACCGATCTCTTCTTGGATTATATCTTGCCAATAAGTTTCTGTGCCGTATCTTTGCGTGGCAACAATTTCATTCGCTTCTTTTTCTGTAGGGTTAGTAAAGACGGTCGAAGCGGTGTGGGTTATAAACAGCACGCCACGGAGGAACAAAGTCAAGACAACAAAGGCAATAGCTATTCTATAAAAACTTTTCATTGTGACTCCATTTCGTCTAAAATTTCAGTTTCTTTTACAAGTATATCTAAAAAAGATTTTTCTTGCCTACTGCCTTCTCCACAAAGTCGCAAAACTTTTTCGTACATTTTTCTAAGTATTTCTACATATTCTTTTTGTTGTTTAATGTCCACTGTCTCTCCTAGAAAGGTAGCATCAATTCAAGAATGTCGTGGGATGTCTTTTTAACATCGCCACCGTTTGATTTCAATAATTCTTTCACCACTTCATCCAACTCTCGTCGTTCCTCAAAAGCCTTTAGTGTAGCTTTGAAAGGTTCTCCAGCAATATCTGTAACGATTCTCAGCATCTCTGCTGCAATGTCTCTGATCTCTAGCTGTGCGTGTTTACTATTTCTTAGTTGCACAAAGTTAGCAAAGCTACGCATATTGAACATTACATCTGCCTGAATCTGACTGTTGTATGTTTTGAAAAACCTTGCTGACTCTTTTGCTCGTTTGCGTCCCAATACTGGTTCTAGGTCTGCGATACATTGGTGGTAAAGATTGTTACCTAAATTGGTATAATTCTCTAAAATGTCAGTCCATTTTTCTCCATTCACACCAAAAGAAAAATCATCTAGCCAAGCAATATATCTTGATGATTTTACATCACCCCAATCTTCCGGCAGGAAGTATTTATCTTCCTTCAATTCCTTGTATCTAGCAGACTCAGCATTAAGACTACTAATACGGTGCTTAAGAAGATGGATATGGGATGCAATATCAGTGTCAACAATAAAATGAATAACACCTTTTTCAAAGGGAGTCTCATGACCTTCGCTCCATAACATATTGATAAGTTTGCTGACCCTAGCCTTTTTTTCGTCCGTAAGTTTTCGTGATGTTGATGTCCAAGCTGAACAGGCAATAGTCTCGTCGTCACCATAAAATCCAATTAGTTCTACTTTGTTTTTCATTTTCTACTTTCAAATTTATTTAAATCTTTTATTGCAACATTGTGACAGTCTGCTTTGACAACAAACCCGTTGGATGTATCAGTTTCGCCTTTGGTCATCTTCCTAGCCTTTTTAAAGTATTCTTCGCGGGGTAGCCATCCAAGCACCCACGCTTTGCCTTGATCGACAATCGGGGTTTGTACCCTTACGAATACGTAGCGGTCACACTTTTGGTTTTGTATGTCTGCAACGGAACATTCATAATAATCTCTCGGAGGGCTTTTGCATCTCTTGGTCTTAACGTCCCAAGTAATCTGTTGACTATTTCCGCATAGATCACCAGTCAATATATCATAATCAAACGTGTTAAGGATTTGTCCACTCAAAATGTTGTTTGCAACTTCTTCTCCCAAAAAGCCTGCGATATTCCCATCTCCGCGAACTATAGAGTTGTTGATAGTACCCATTTCTTTAGCCTTTTCACCAGCTTTCTTGAGCATTTCTTTTGTGACTTTTACTTCAATCATATTACCAAATCCTTGAGATAAATTTAGAGAACTTCTCTTGTATTGTAGCGAAGAAACCTTCTTGTTTTTTATTTTGTCTTTTCGCCCTCTTGAGCTTAATCTCTAAGGCAAATTTCTCTGCTTCATTTTCTATAGACTCTTTTGATTGAAGCAGTTTTTTCTGTAACAACCTTTGTGTTACCATAAACTTACTGTCTGACTGACCTCTGTATTTCATTTGTGATCTTCTAACTCCTTATTATAGTCGGTTTTAATTGAATTACCAATCAAATTTTAAATAATATTTTCTTGGCATCCCAAATACTCATGGGAGTAGCATACCCGTAAAGACAATTTTTTATTAACCATATTGTTGTAATTTTCTCTGGTGCTTTTTATATGGTCTTTTCTTGCGATTCCATTCTTGCTGGTTGGTCGCCATTGTGGTCTACTATTTCTGTAAGAACCTAGCTTTATGTTTGCAGTCTTGGAAAAGAATCTCTTGTTCTCTGACAGTAAAATCTCTCCAACACACTCGCTCATGGCACTTCCTATGCCCATCCCCTGATAGTCCGACAAAACAACCAAACGATGCTCTCGCCACGCTCGCTTCAGCGATCCGCTTGGCATAGCTAAGACAGAATTAAAGGCCACAGGATTGCCCCAGAGGTATGCAACCCAACACCTAGCACCTTTGTTGATAGCACCGTCAAGGTAATGATGCTTCTTGAATATCTCCCAATACTTACTTTTTAAGTCCTTGGGTATCTCGTAAACATCTAATTCTAACTGTGGTTTGTCAAACATAACTTATCCTATCGTTATCTTAGCAACTCGGTTGAGATTCTCTTTTACGTTGTCGTTCTCGAACTTTTGACCTGTATCGCAGTCGAATACCCAGTCAGGTTGTAGCCAAGGAATTATATCTTTATGGCAAGATGCAAGCACAATATTCTTTAGGTCTTTCTTACGGATATATTTACTGGCACTTACGCAGAGGCTCTTTGCTGTTTCGCGATTTACTTCGCTCGTAAATTCGTCCATAACCAAATCATCCTCTAGCATCCTAGCAAATTCCGCACGATACTTTTCGCCATTACTCAATACATGGAACGGCTTGCATAGCGTAGGTACTGACGCAAGACCGCAAGCATGTAGCTTTTCAATGGCCTCATCTGGACTATCAAAATGAGATACAATCGCTTTGTTGTGTTCCCAGTTAAATATACCATCTTCGCTGGCAGACGCAGCTTTCATTTCTGGACTATCCCACCACAAACCCTTTTTCAAAAGGGTACTTTTGCCGCTGCCACTTGCTCCAACAATGAGGCCAATATTGTAAGAATTGTATGGTGGAAACTTAAAGTCAGGAATCTCTGTCTCTATGACCCCATCAAAGTCTAGGTCAAAAGCCTGTGCGACCTTTGCGGTAAACTCATCTTGCTCTACTTTGGTTGTTAATTTCATGCTTATCTCCGTTTGGTTTACC